CAAAAGAGGCTATTGATAAAGGATTAAAACCACCATTAGCACAATTCACTATAGAACATAGAAAAAATAAAGGGCAGGGTGGTAGTAAACCATTATTTGCAACAGGAAATTTATATAGAAGCATAAAAGGAACATCTGAGGGTTTACAAATGCTTGCTTATGGATTAAAACACCATGAAGGCTACGAGAATCCTGTTAAAAATTGGAGAGATGTGCCTGCAAGACCTTTTATACAAGCAAGCGAAAAAGAAACTCTATCTGCTTTTAATAAACTTAGAAAAGATATAAGAAAGGCATTTAAAAAATGAAAGATAAAGAATTTAAAGACCTAATACTCGTTTTACTTCAAACTATTAATAAAAATGTAGAAGAATTATCTGGAGGCACTAAATACTTCGTTGAAAATGAGGATAAAGACCCTATTGCAATGCCTGCGAGTGTTTATGAGGAAATTTGTGATGTTTTAGAGTCAGATTACATCCCTTTTATGGGTATTTCCTAAAAAAACATCAGTCCTTACACAAAAACTATTAATTTTAGAAGCCTCAACTGTAGAATCACCATTCAAACACTTCAAAATCTCTCTTGCTTCTATTAATAAGTCATAACACTTCTCTATATCTTTAATATTTTTCATTTTTCTTTTTCTTTAACCTCTTTTTAGCTCTTTTATACTTCTTTATTGCTAATCTTTTAGCTTTCTTCGCCATTTTTCTTTCCTTCGCTTTCCTGTTTGGCATTTTCTGCCTCCATTATTTTGTTTTCCCAATCTTTTCTCTGTGCAGGTGTTGGTCTGCGACTACTTAAAGGCTCTATCCCTACTTTCTCTGCCCTAATTCTCCACTTTCGCCACTCAGCTTGTTGTTTATTATAAGCGAGTCTCTTTTCTTCTTCTTTAATCGCCTTCCTGTTTATAATATTCTCTTTTTTACTTCTCTGTGCTTGATTGCCTTCCTTTCTTTCAGGCAGCTCATCAAAAGTATCGCCCACACTCTCAGCAACATCTATTATATCTTCATCTTCAACAACCTCTGCATTTTCTACACCTTTTAAAAACTTCTCAAAAGGACTATCTATAGTAACATTAATATTCTTAACCAGCTTACCACTATGCTCTAATACTAACCTTCCTGCTTGCACATTACCTGCCTGAGCCTCACGAACCATTGCATTTAAAACACTTGGTAATTGAAACCCAAACTCAACCATATACCTATCATAAATCGCATCAATAAAGTTAGGATCTTCTCGCCACATCATCACAGTCTTCTTACTTACTCCTATCTTATTTGCGACCTCCTGTATAGTAATCTGAGGCTGAAATGCAAACAAATCAACAGCAAGCACTTTAGCAGGCTTTTTCTTACTCTTTATAATATCACTCTCATTTTTCATAATATCGCCTTAAATCGCCTATTGTGAGCTTAAATTTAATACATATTAAAGATAATGTCAAAGTTCTTATGATTTTTTATCTAAAAGTTAATTTTTACATTTTGTGTGGAATGGTATCTGAGCATTAAGAATAAAAGATATACCCTTATAGGGTAATTGAGATTGATTCTCATTTTCATATAGGGGGTTTACTGATTCATAATTGAGATTGATTCTCATATATAGAATTGAGATTGATTCTCAAATACTAATTGAGATTGGGTCTCAATAAAAAATAAATAATACTTGCTTTTTAAATAAATTAAAATTGCTAAGATTTGGACAGATTTTTCAAAGATGATATGAAGTAAGGGTGGGGTTGATTACCCATTAACAACACATATTTTAAACCCAAATAACAGAAAATAAGACACAAAATAAAACCTTAGATAATTAATTGTTCATATTGCGATAGCAATCAAAAAAAAATTTTAGGTATTTTGTAGACATAGGCAAGATAAATAAATAAAAATAATTACATAAATAATTTGCTTTATTGTAAATAAATATGTTAAATTAATTGTAGTAATTAAATAAGGAAATAAAATAATGAAAAAATATGAAATAGAATATAGATTGAATAATGGAGATGTTTGTAATAAAGTTTTTGAGGGTAAAAATAAAACAGACGCAATTAAAAATTACAATCATACAACAGGCATTCCTAAATCTAAAATAATATATGTTGAAGATATTACAGAATTATTAGATGAAGACATTAATATAAATATAGAAGGAAATAAAAAAATGAATAAAAAAGATAAAATATATGTTGTTTTAAATGAAGACAGGGGAGGAGATACTTTTGTAACAATACATAGAGGTTATAAATCAGCAAAAAAAAGATTTGATGAAATTATTAAGGAATTATTAGAAATAAATCGAATCAATAAAGTATTAAAAGATAATTTTTGGAATTTATCAAAAAAACATCTAAGATATGATTTTGGGGATAATTGGGGAAATGTTAGAATTATTGAGGAAGGAGAAGACAATTAAAAAAAATCTAATTAATTTTAAAGAAAAATATAATAAATAAGGAAATAAAATAATGAAAAAAATAGATAAAAAATATATACAATGGATGAAAAATATGCTTGACTGGACAATAAATAATAATTGTGATTGTAAAGAGTGTAAGGACAATATAAAAATGTTTAAAAAAAATATTAAAAATAACAGTAATTAAACAAGGAAATAAAATAATGTATTACTTGACATATATAATATTAATAACAATCTTAATCATAGGTATTAAAGAACTAATTAGAATTAATAAAATAAGGAATAAATAAAATGAAATTATTAAGTAAACCAACTACCAATTATAAATCTAAAAAAAATATAAAAATAGGTTATAACACTTATTTTTTAAGTTTAGCCCATAGTGATATAAGTGGATATAATGTTTGTCCTATGGCTAATAAATTAAAAGCTAATGAAAACAATAAAAATAAAAGTACTTGTTCTTCTGTGTGCGTGGGATATAATGGCTTTGCTAATATTTATAAATCTATTATGAAAGCTAGAATAAGAAAAACAAAATTATTTTATGAAAATAGAGAGGAGTTTTTTAGGCTATTAATTAAAGATATTGAAAGTGCTATTAAATCAAGTATTAAAAAAGATTTAATTCCTACATTTAGATTGAATACTTATAGTGATATAAAGTATGAAAATATAAAAGTAACTCATAATAATAAAACATATAATAATATATTTGAAATATTTCCTAATACTAAATTTTATGATTATACAAAATTGACTAATAGAAAAACACCTAAAAACTATGAATTAACATATAGTTATTATGGTAATAAAAAATCATTAAATAATGAAATTAATAATAAAAATGTTGCTATTGTTTTTGATCAATTGCCTAAAAAATATAAAAATAAAATTGTTATTGATGGAGATAAAACAGATTTAAGGCTTTCAGATAATGATGGTAAAAATGTAATTGTAGGTTTAAAATTCAAAGGTAGTAAAAAAGCTTTAAAAAATGGAATTAATGAAGGTTTTGTAATTCCTACAGGTATTTAAAAAGCCTGTTTTTAAGGTATACCTAAATACCTGGAACTTAAAAAAGTGTTAAAATAGGCTATTTTTGGAGGCTGTTTTTTTAAAAAAAGATCAAAATAATAAATAATTGAGGTGAAATGATATTTTTAGAGGATTATATAATATATACATTTTTAATATTATTAATTGTAGCAATTTTTATAATATTAATTTTTAAATAAAATCAATAATAAATAATGGAGATAAAATGAATAATAATAACTATAGATATAATAATACTATAAACGATATTAATTACAGGTACATAGTACAAATTAAAAAAGATAATAATTTAATTAGTAAATCAGTAAAAATAAGTTATTTAAAATTAATTGATTTATTAGAATTAAAAAAAGATGATCTTGGATATAATTATAATTTAGGTACTACCAGACAATTGCAACTATTACAGCATCTTTTATTAAATACTAAAGATTTAAACATTATAAAATGTAACGTATATGTAAATGATGAAATTATATTATAAACAATAATAATAATTAAAATAGTTTGCAATTATGCAAATAAAAGTATTAAATTAAAAATAGTAATTATAAATGATTAATAATAAATAATGGAGGATAATAAATTCAAAATGATCAAAATTTTACCACAATTAATAATATTTTTAAATATTATCTTATTTATAATAATATTAATAATGTTATCAAATTTATTTCAAGGAGTATTATAAAATGAATATAACAACAAATAAAAAAGATTTAGAATTTAAATGTAAAGATGTATATTTTACAGAAGGTTTAAAAATTGCTAAACAATTAAAACAGGTTGTATTATTTGGTAAGAATAAAAATTGTATTGGTTTAGCACATAACCAGATTAGAGGTAATAAAAATGTATTTATTGCTAAAATTAATAATAAATGGAGGACTTTTATAAATTCTAAAATAACTTTTTATGATTATAGTGATACTAAAACAACATTTTTACATACAGAAAGTTGTATGTCCTTTCCCAACAAATCAAATCAAATTTTAAGATATAATAAAATAGAATTAACACATCAAGTAAGAGCCAGAAATGATTTCAATAATAATCCAAATGATAATTATGGAGAAATGTTTAAAAAAGAAATTTTTTATGGTTTTGATGCCTGTATAATACAACACGAGGTCGATCACTTAAATGGAGTACATATATTTAATAAAAATGTTTAGAGATCAAACTATAATAGATAGAATATTTAAGCAAGAAATTATATATAATATACCATTATTTGAAGTTATGTTATTGGTTTTTGTAGGTTACTCTGTATTATATATGATATTGGATATAATTGAGGCAATAATAATAAAATGGAGAAAAAATGAAAAAATATAGTGTAATTGATGTTCAAGAAGGTAGCTGTGGATATATGGATTATACTTGGTTAGAGCCAATGACAGCACACGAATTAAGGCAACATTTTTGCGAACAATGGAACGATGGATTATATGGAAAAAAATACAGATATTGTGATGTAACGCTTGAAAATATACAAGAATTTCAAGAAATAAGATTAATTGAATTTGGAACAAAAGAATGGTCAGTATATAGCGAAAGATATTATAGATATTTAGAAAAGGAGAAAAAATGAATAAATTAGAACTTTTAAAATTTCAAAGAGACATATTCCTTTATGTTTGCGAAGAAGGTATTGATGATATGAAAGAGGTTGGTAAAAAAGTAGATAGACTTGAAAAGCAAATAAAAAAAATAAAAAAGGAAAAAAAATGAAATATATTCATGAATTAAATTCTGAACAATATTTTAAGTATAATATTATAGCAAAAAAAAGAAGTAGGGGGCTTATAAGTGATAAAGAGTTTAAAAAAGAATTAAACAAGATCATAAAAGATGTTTAATATTTATATATATATATTATATAATATCCTTCATATCCAAAATAGCAGTATCTTCCCCTATGACAAAAATCATAAGGTTAGATCTGCTATAATATCCCTCATAGAGCCTTTATATAGCAATTATAACCAGCATCAATTATAATATGGACAGCCATTCTACAATAATATGCTATCGCCCAAGAAAGCATTCTGTCTGTTTATCTGCTTCGTTCCATATACTTGGATTCCCCTTTTTCTTTGGAACTT